TCATTCCAGAACGACTCTGGTCGCAAAACCCGCCCCGTAGCGGTCCGACATCTGAGCAACCTCCAAGGTGTCTCCGGGCATAACACCGTCAGCCGCTTGCAAAGCCGTGGTGTATGTCCAGGTGCTTTCGGATATGAGCTCCTCGCGCAGCAAAATCTGAGCACGCAGGATACGCAGCCGGTACAGCTCCTGCGTTTCTCCCAAGGGAACATCCGGCAGGTCCCAACTGTCGCCCTCAATCCTTGTGCGACGGATCCAGCTGACCGGCACATCCACGCCCAGCGCGGCGCCCAGCCTCAGGTGAGCCGGTGCATAGGGGCGCAATCCGTTGCCGTCAAAAGCTTCGGTGCGGAGGACATAGCTGGGATCGTCATACCCGCGCCTTGCCGGGCCGATACGGTAGTGGCGCGCAATCCGGCGCTGATCCAGCGGCAGATCCAGCTGCGTCGGCCTGCCGTCCAGTACAACGACAAAGGAACCTTCCGGCCAGACTACGGGCATGAGACCATCGCTGCCGAGCTGACCGCGCAAACGTCCACGCAATAGATAGGTATTGGGGGCGACAAGCTCCGCCTCGCGAAACTGCAGAATTTCCCAGTTTTTGTTGCTCCCGTCACCGATCGCCATTGCGTTTGCCCCATTGAGAACAGCCAGCCTGTCACGCCCCTCCAGAGTGCCCGAGATCAGTCGGACTTGCAGATCGGCTCCAAGGTCCCAGCGCCCCACAGGCCCTTTGGCAAGCGGTGCCTGCGTTACCCCGACGATGGAACCTGCCGCGATGATCTCTTCCAACGCATAGCCTTCATCCGCCTGGGCGCCGTAGACAGCGACTGTCCCCGGCCAGGGCTGTGCACTCACCGCCAGATGCGGCGCATGGGGGACTTCCTCTCCGGTCAGCAAGGGCAGATCCATGAACAAAGGCATGACAGGTGTTGGGGCAACAAAGGCATTCACCCCAGGCAGATCCTCCGGCACGTCAGCCGCTTCATACACGCCCGGATCGATCCGTACCGCTTCGACCAACTGCGCCTCTGCCATTTCGATACGGTCCAGCCGGAACAGGGCATGGGAGCCTGTGCCTGTTTCTCCTGTTTGCTCCAAAGCCCGGTCAACCGGCAGCGAGACGATATCGCCCACACCCAGCCCCAGCCGTGATGGCGGCAGAACGAAACGGGCCGTATCCCGCGCAATGCGGGCCTCGATCAGCCAGCGATCCACAGTTTGACGGGCCTCTGCGCGGGTCAGCACCAATGGCAGATCATTCTGGCTGACCGCATGGGTCACCTCATCCGGCAGAATCGACTCTTCCGAGGCCAGATCGTAGTTCGCCCCCCATTCAGAGAAACGCAGCCGCACCCGGCCGACCAGTTCCGCCTCACCTGACCGTATCTGGGCCAAACCGCCTTCGACCTCGCTGCTCTCTACCAGTGTTTCGAGAGCGAGATCTTGGTCACCGCGCCCGGTGCGCTGGCGGAACCGCAGCACCCCGTCCTGTTCAATCGCATCGAAGCCGTGCCGCAGCATCAGCGGCTGCAGCGAAGCCCGCGCCTCTTGCGTGCTATCCAGGGAATAGCCATGGACGATCCCATAGAGGCTGCTGGTGTCGATTTCCGACAGCCCGGAACGCGCACAAAGCTCCTCCACCACCGAGGCAAGGCTGCGTTGCCCGATGCGCCCGTTCAGCCAATGACCGCGCAGGTAGTTCTCTCCATCGCTCCAGACCTCGACGTTGTTCGGAAAGGCCGGGAAGGGTCGCGCGTCCCAGGCCCAGACGTAGGCATGTGCCATATCCACCATGGGCGCCTCATATTCAGGAGAGACGGGATTATTCGCCGGATTGCTCCAGTATCCGAGCATCGCGCGCAGATATTGCCGCTGGATCAGATCGTCCCGCTGCCCGGTCGAATATTTCGGCAGTTTCGACTCGGAGCTTTTGGGATCCAAGAACTTGTTCGGCTGATTGGTCCCCCGGTCGATGGCGGCGCAGCCCAGTTCCGTGAACCAGATCGGTTTGCTCTGCGGCTCCCATGCTGTGGGGACAGGCTGACGGACACCGCCAATTCGCTCATGATGGGTATTGGCCCACCAGTTGCGAATATCCTTGTAACGCCAGATCCAGGGCTCATCATGCGCGCCATCGGTGATCGCTGTGCGGATCTGCGCGTCTTCAGCCTCGGGGGAATGATAATACCAGTCATATCCTTCACCGCCCTCGATATTGCCGCGAAGGTAGTCGAGATCATACACCGCTGGAACGCCCGCCTTTGCATCCAGGTGATCCTCGCCCTGGCGCCAATCCGACAGGGGCATGTAGTTGTCGATCCCGACAAAATCGATCTCGGGATCCGCCCAGAGCGGATCAAGGTGGAAATAGCGGTTCCCCTCGGGGCAGGTGTAGCCCCAGTATTCGGACCAATCCGCCGCATAGCCGATCTTGGCCTCCGCCCCCAGGATCTGCCGCACCTCGGCAGCCAGATCCCGCAGCGCCTCAACAGCCGGAAACCCGCTGGCGCCTCTGATCTGGGTCAGGCTGCGCATTTCAGAGCTGATGCAAAAGGCCTCAACCCCGCCCGCGGCCGCACAAAGCGCCGCATTGTGAAGGATGAACCGCCTCAATCCCCATTCATTGGGGCCTGAGTAGGAGACAGAGCCGCTGGATATGGTGAAATCAGATGCCTGCGCCGCTCCCATAAAAGCCGCGACTTCGGCATCTGCAGCAGCACTCTGGTCCGGTGAACCGGCGCGGCCAGGGGCCATCGACAGGGTGATCCGCCCGCGCCAGGGCAGATGCGGCTGGTCAGTATTGTCGCTCCAAGGATCGGGCAAGCCGTTGCCCTCGGGCTGATCCATCAGGATGAAGGGGTAGAACATGACCCGCCGCCCCTGATCGCGCATGGTCTGGATCGCCTCGATCACCGCCGCATCCGCCGGGGTGCCGCCATAGACCGGGGTGTTCTCGCCATCTTTCAGTACCTCTTCAGCCGTGGCGCGGCTCAGACCGGATACACGCCAGGGCATGGTGCCCCCATCCGCCAGCTTTTGCTCTACCTTCGGTTTGATCTGGCAGGTGCCGCAGCGCAGGTCATTCCCGAACCAGGACACAATCAGCGACGCCGCATCGCAGGTCGGCAGTTCCTGTTCGAGCGCTGCCAGAGAAGTCATCAGATCCGTCTGCCCGGACGGTGTATGGGTGTTGGCCGCGCGCATATCGCCCGGCCCGCCGGAGTAATTCACGGGGCTGGCCGCAAGGCTGTACTCCCCGGTTCCCGGCATCAGCGCCACACCGCGTACCAGCTGGCTCGGATCGTCAGCATATTCCTGTTGACCGGGTTGCTCGGCCCGGACCACTTCAAAGGAAAACTGCGGCACGCGGTTACCGAAGGCTTCGAGCTGGATGTTCTCCATCACGACATAGGCAGTGCCGCGATAGGCAGGCACCTGACCTGCCCCCTCAACTGCTTCCATCAGGGGATCTGGCGCCTGATCAAGGGTGCCGGGATAGACCGTCATGTTGAGATCAAGTGCAGAGACTTCTTCGCCATCCGCCCAGACACGAGCCACCGATGTGATCTCGCCTTCGCACAGGGCAACCGCAAGCGACACCGAATAGCTGTAGCGGGTGACGGTCGGCTGGCGCGGCGCCCCTTTGCCACCGCCGCCGGTGGTCTGGCTGCTTTCCAGAAACTGGGTTGACCAGATCACCTGCCCGCCGACGCGCGTGCGGCCAAAGACCTGTGCGATGGGTTCGCCTTCGCTGGCCTGGGTAAGTCGGAACTGATCGACACGGCCGGTCTCAACAGGATCTGACCCGGCGCCGAACAGACGTTCGTCTATCGCCCGGCCCAGAGTAGCCCCGATCGCGCGCCCGATCGCAACAGAAGAGAGGCCTGCCACGGTGCCGCCAACAGCGCCGCCGATTGCGGCTCCTGCCGCCGAAAGAAGAATGGTCGCCATCAGAGATCCTCTTGCGGGAATGCAAATCGCGCCACGATCCGGCGCTGCCAGGGAGCGCTGAGCGCGCATTCCACGACGCCCCGCCCCGCATAGGCATGAATGAAACGTGGCGGCGCACCGATGTCGGACTGGATGCCCAGATGCTTTGCAACAGATCCCGCGCGCATCCTAAAGAGCAGCACATCACCCAACGCCACCTCCTTCAGCGGCTTGGGGCGCAAATGCCCGCGTGCAGCCTCCCACAAGCGTTCGCACCCTTGAGGCTCTGACCAGTCCATCGTGTAGGGCGGCACAGGCTCGGTTTCCGCGCCGTGGATTTCGCGCCAGACCCCCCGGATCAGCCCAAGGCAATCACAGCCGGCACCGCGACGGCTGGCCTGATGCACATAGGGCGTGCCGAGCCAGCCCCTGGCTGCCGTAGCGATTTCCGCCCCGCTCATCGACGGCTTCCGCCTGTGTTGATCCCAGAGGATTTCGGCACCGACATCACCCAGTCCTCTCCGGGAATATCCGGGAACCCCTGGTAGTTGGCCAGGTTGTTGAACTTGAGCCGACAGGTCTCCGTCCGCTTGTCGCAGCCTGCCTCAAGCCGGACCATGTCACCGACCGCGACGGCCACCCGCAGCGGCTCCCATAGCTCGATCCGGCGCTCCTGCCCTTCGCTTCGATCCTGTTTTATTGCACTCCACAAACCCTTGGCCGCGCCCTCCAACACCGTGAGCCTGCCGCGCGTGAACCATGCCGGCTCAAAGCCAGCCAGATCGTCCCAATAGAACAGACGGCCCTCTTGGCAGCGCTCTACCGCGCGTTCCTCGGCATATCCGGGGATTGAGAGGTCAAAGCCGCAGCGCCCATCCCCCAAAACGGCGGTACAGGGCTTTTGGTAGATCCGGCCCAAAGGCCGGTTCAGAGCCTCGCTGAGGCCGCGCAGCTCAGCCTCAAAGGCTCCGCCTGCACGCCGCAATTCGCCAATGGAGCCGCGAAACTGCAGCCAGCGCACCGAGACATCCTGCCAATTCACCAGCCAGCAGCGCACGTCCGCCCCGTCAAAGCGCCCCGCCTCGATCTCATCCTCGCGGATTGCAGCATCCGACAGCACGCCAAGCGCCTCTGTGTTGTCAACCGACAGCCCCGTGGCCTGCTGCAGCGTGCGCGCGGTCAAACCGCTGCCTGCCTTGAACAGCATGCCCTGAAAAGACAGGTCTCGATCATGGTCGGTAAAGCCAAAGACCTGACCATCCTTCCGGGTCAGGGCCCAGGCGCGGCACAGGCTGGTGAGGCCTGTGGCCACGTGATCGAGAAACGGTTGTGACGGTCCGGTCATCAGACGCGCACCTCGACAATGGGCACGGTTGGCACATCCCCCGCCTTGAAGGAGGCCACACTGGTCTGGATCTGATCCGTGTCAAAGCGCACCGGCACATCGAATTCAAAACCGGCAACCACCTGAAGGCCTGCCTCGGGCGGATAAGCGAGCGTGATCAGCCCGGTGGCTGTATCAAGGTCATAGTCGACAGTCTCACGCAGTTCTTCCTGCTCAATGCCAATGCGCACCGTCCCGGCGACGGGTTTGGCGATCGGGCGCTTGTAGATGGTCTCTCCCGAGCGATAGGATTTGGCCAGTTGAAACACGGTCGTTGCCCCGTCACCGAGCCCCACAACTTCGTCGCGAAAATCGATATCCGCCGTGGCGCGGGACGACTTGTAGTCAGACCAGTCTTTCCATCGAAAGCCATACATCTGGCCCTGGCGCGCCTCGAAAAAGGCGATCAGCACCTCCACGTCATCCAGAGACCGCAAGCCAAGGCCGGCATCATAGCGCCTGCGCGAATGCGCCCAGGGCGTGTTTCGCTCTTCATGACCGTTGGCCAGCGTCACGATATCGGTGCGCCTTTGCGGCCCTCCAACCGAGCCAAAACTGAGCGATGCCGGAAACCGGACCTCGTGGAAACTCATCGGTGTTCTCCCCTTCTGGTTCAGCTGTTGCGATTGCCGCGCGTCAGGGCACGGGACAGGCGGGCAGCGATCTGACCCTGGCTGCGCTGGAAACCCTGCACATCGGGTGTGGCAATATTCATCACCACCTGTGTCGGGCGCCCACCGGCGCTGGTGACACCAAGCGACCCATCAGCGGCGCGGCGCAAAGGTAGGATCGCCTCGGGGCCTGCCTCACCCATCAGCCCCACGCCCCCACGCATGGGAAACATGGTGGCGCCACTCACAACGCCGCCTCGGGCAAAAGGCATGACCCGCCCGTCCGAAAAAGCAGCGCCATCGGCAAAGGGCAGCAGGCCGCTCACCAGATTGCCAACCCCCGAGGCCAGGAGCCCCCCAACATGATCGGTGACCGGGCGAATGGCCGCATTGTAGGTTGTTCGGATCATTGAGCGCGCCACTGTGTCCAGCGCGTCCGACAGGCTTTTGCCATCAAAAACAACGCCCTCAAAGGCACGGCGCAACCCCCGCGACATGCCCCGTTCCAGCGTTTGCACATCCTTGCCCGTCGCGGCAAAGGCATCTCGTACCCGGCGCAGCTCTGTGTCAAAGGTTGCGGCCATGCCTGCGGCCTCTCCCAAAGCATCGCCAAGGGCCTCGCTGCGCAGTTCCAGCTCCGCAATTTCAGTTCCTGCCATCGGTCTCCTCCTCAGTTGCCGACTCATCCGGGAAAGCGGTCATCAAGGCGCACAGACCAGCCCGGTCCATCACTGGCCCGGCGCCATCCTGACCCAGCATCAAACGCAGCTCAGCCGGGGACAGCCGCCAAAAAGCATCCGGCGTCAGGCGCAGCCCGGTCAGGCCAAGCCGCATCAGCGCAGGCCAGTCAAAACCGCTCATGTCGCAGCCTGTGGCACTGCAAAACTGCGCGCGAGCAACTGCGCTGCAATCCTGGCTGCGCCCATCGGACCGCCGGAAATATCGGCCTGTGCCAGATCCTCGGCGCGCAGATCATGGCCACCGCCCTCAAGCCCCGCCGCCAGCAGCACCAGAATATCGCGGGCGGAAAACCGCCCCTCTTCGAACCGCTTCACAAGATCCACGAGGGAGCCGTCGCCAAGGCTTTGCTCAAGACCTGCCAAGGCGCCAAGCGTGAGCTTCAGCGCATAAGGCTTTCCATCAACAAGGATTTCCACCTCACCTGCAAAGGGGTTCACCATGCCTCATACCGCCGTGAAAGTCAGTGCACCGGCACTGGCCAACGCCAGCTCGTAGGTGGCTTCGCCATTGTGCGTGCCGACATATTCCAGCGCGGTCACCTGAAACGGGCCTTCGATGATGCCAAAATCCGGCACGACCACCTGGAAATCGGGCGTGATCCCGTCAAAGAACAACTGCCGCGCACGCTCATCGGTGCCTTCATCGCGAAACACGCCAGAGCCGGAAATATTGGCCGAGCGCACCCCGGCCCCGGAGAGCAACTCGCGCCAGCCGCCCTGACTTTCGAGACTGGTGACATCGACGCTTTCCGCGTTGAAACTGATCCGCGTGGCCCGCAGCCCCGCGATGGTTTCGAACTGACCATCCCCGGTCATGTCGACCTTGATCAGCAGATCCTTGCCATTCTGTGCACCCATCGGATCACTCCACTTCTTTTCTGGTTACAGGGGGTTGCGCCTTGACTTTCATGCCCTCAGCCGTCCTCGACCCGGGCGGCAAAGCGCAGGATGATGCTGCGCCCGCCATCCGTCAGACGCTCGGCTGCGGCGCGTTCGAACCACAGGCCCACAAGACGCCCCCGCGCCAGCGCCAAAGGCGCGTCGATCAGCGCATCACACACTGCGGCGGCAACGTCCTTGGCGGCCGTAAACCCGGCAGTGTCGGAAAACACGCTGACCGTGAACCGATGCCGTGCCCCCGCGCCGGTGACGTCCGAGCGGTCCTCCACCTCTTCAGGGCCAAGAGCCACATAGGTCTGCGGCAAGCTGCCCGAAGGCAATGCGTCGAAAAGATCCGTCCCGATCAAAGCCGTCAGCGCCGCATCCGCCGCCAGATGCTGATAGACCGCCGATTGCAGCGCTCCTGACAAGGCATATGTCATGCGCTGACCTCCTCAACCGCGAAACATGTGAGGTAACGCCCCCGCGCATCTGCTTCGCTCACCGCATCGATGCGAAAGAGCCGCGTTCCATCGCGAAACCGCTGATCCGGGCGGGGCCGAGAGGTGGACCCAACCGGCGTGGCCCGCACCGTGATCCGATAGCGCTGCAGTGACAGGGACGCGCCCTGTTGATCCGCGCTGCGCCCGCTGAGAGCGCTCACTTCGGCCCATAGCGTGCCAAGTGCTGTCCAGCTTTCGACATACCCACCTGCTCCGTCGGGCACACGCTGCGGATCTTCCAGCACCAGAGAACGGCTCAGCTGCGGCGCGGGTGAGGCCGTGTTCATTGCACCGCCCTCAGCGACAGGCGTGTCGCGCGGTAGCGTTCGATCAGGCTGGTCACTCCAAAGGGCATGCAGCCGCCATGCAATCCGGTGTCCTCGCGGTACTCGTAGTAATGCGCCGCCAGCATCAGCACCGCCTGCGCAAGATCGGCAGGCAGATCGCCCCATGTGGCCCCAAAACCGGCCTCAAAGGTGATCTTTGCAGCCCCCCCATTCGCAATCATCGGCATGGCCCCATGCACTGGGCGCAGCTTGGGATGATGGGCGTCCTGTTCCAGGTAGTACAGCACCGGATCTACCGGAGTTTCGCTGCCGTCGCCGCCTTCCATCACCACGGAGGAAATCGCCACAACCGGGGCAACAGGAAGGGTGGCCGCGGCCGGGTCGCGCCACCGCGGCAGCTTCCATTCGAAGGCACGCCTCAGCAAAGCTTTACTGGTCCGCGCTTCGATCGCCGAAATCGCCGCTCGCAGAAAACCGTTCAGCACACTGTCTTGCAGGCTGTCTTCGCCAAAGCCCGTACCCAGCCGCAGATGCGCCTTGAAGGCCTCCAGCGGCAAAGCGCTGTCCGGCACCTGCGCCACTTCGGTCAAAATCATCTCATCTCTCCGCACTTCCCCGCATGTGTCGGCCCGTGGCCGGTGTCCCCCAGGTTCATTTCCCTGCAGCGGGCGCAGATCCTCTTTGCCGCTCGGACGGAGGGGGAGCAGCTGGACGACAAAGAGTAGGTGATATGCGCCCGCCGACGGGTCCGGGCTGCCGGTCCCGTCATCGGCCCAAAGCGGTTAGCTCAGACCGAATTTCAGCAGTTTGATGGCGGCAAAATCGCTGACGTCGCCGCCAATACGTTTCGTGGCATAGAACAGCACGTGCGGCTTGGCGCTGAAGGGATCGCGCAGCACCCGCAGATCAGGGCGTTCGGCAATGGTATAGCCTGCAGCAAAGTCACCAAAGGCCACCGAGTAGCTGTCTGTGGCCACGTCAGGCATATCCTCGGCGACCAGCACCGGATACCCCATCAGGCGCGCTGGTTCTCCTGCAGCCAGACCGTCGGACCACAGGAAGCGGCCATCGGCGTCTTTCAGCTTGCGGATCACGCCTGCGGTTTTGGAGTTCATCACGAAAGACGCCCCGGCTCGATACTGCGCCCCCAGCGCGTAGACCAGATCAATGATCGCATCGCCATTGCCGATATCGCCGTCGACGCCTGTCGCCACATAGCCAAGGCTGCCCCAGGACCAGACATTGTTATCGACGGTCGGATGGGTGAGGATGCCAGTTGGCTTGTCCACCCCGTCTCCGGTCAGAAAGGCCGCAGCCTCCGCCCTTGCGAATTTGTCGGCGATCCGGCCGGCCAGCCAGCCTTCGATGTCAAAGGCGCTGTCATCCAGGAGCCGCTGCGAGGCCTTGGGCAGGGCGCTGAGTTCATGCAAGGGGATGGTGATGCGGTCAATCGACGGAGTGGCAGTTTCGCCGGTAGGGTCGGTCTCGGTCGCCCAGCCTGCTCCGACATCCGTATGATCGATCAGCACGTCATAAGAGGTCGCCTCAACATTCACGACCGAGGCGACGGCGCGGATGGAAGCGGTCGACTGCAAGACCGTTTTCACGGTGTCCGCGGTTTGCGGATCAACAAGATAGCCGCCATCACTGTTCACAGCCGTCGACATGGATTTGGCATCGAGTTCCAGCCCCCGCAATTCCCCTTCATCGCCCGAGCGCAAGTAAGCGCCAAAGGCCTTTTGGTGTGGAGCACCGGTGCTCTCGCTTGCGGCAAGATGGGGGCGCGCGGCCACCTGAGTTTTTCGATCCAGCATAATCATTCGCTCTTCTGTCTGCTTCAGTTTCGCCTGCACTTCACCCTGGAACCCCCTGAAGTCTTTGACAAAGCCGGAAACGGCCTGACGGACTTCCTGCACCAGCGGCACCGCATCTCCGGCAAGCGCCGGGATTTCCTGTTTGCTCATCTCTTGTCCTGTTTCTGTGGGGTGTTACACATCCCGAAGGTCGCGCAATTCTGCGGCAAGGGCGCGCAACACCGTTTCCGCCTCGGTCGTGGATTTCGCAGCAACCCGCGCCTGCGTTAGCATCGGAAAGGTCACCAAAGACACCTCCCAGAGGTCCACCTCGGTCAGCTGTCGCCCGCCTCCCTGATGCCGGGCTGCCTTCACCGTGCGATAACCGATCGAAAGCCCATCCAAGGCCCCCGCTGCAATCAAAGAGACGGCCTCTGCCCCGCGCCGTGTTTCGGTCAGAACGCGCCCTTTGACCCATAGGCCGCGCCCATCCTCGCGCACCTCGTCCCAGACCCCGATGGGTTGTCCGGGGTCGTGCTGCCACAGCATTTTGACTTTGCAGTCCCGGGCCGCAAGCGTGCGCAAGGAGGTGATATAGGCACCTGGCATCACGATGTCGCCGCCCTGATCGATCTCTCCGAACAGGCTGGCATAGCCCTGAATGACGTTGTCTCCCGCCAGTTTCAGACCGGTGTCACTGCCCGCGAATTTGTGCTCAAGTTCTCGCGGCTCCTGCATGAGAAACTCCTTTCATCCCGTTGATATTCAGCGCTAATGTGCCACCAGAAAGGACTGGAATGCCTGCGCCAGGATCACCGCGGCCACGCCATAGACCGTAAGCCAAAGCCGTTTCTCGAGCCGCTCGATCATCTGTTCGATCCGCTCGAGACGCCGGTTCACCGCCTGATTTTGAATCTCCGTCACCCGTTCGTGGGCCGAGAGACGCAAGCCGGGCGAACAATCAAATGGGGGAATTGGCATCTCAGGCATCGTCATCGCTCACCTGCAGAGGCGGCAGACCAAGAAGCCGACGCTTTTCATCCTTGCTCAGGAAATCCGCCTGCGAAACCCGCCGCCATTGCGCCTCACGTTCAGAGGACAGGGCCGAGACCTGGTCCACATCCGTGCGCAGCTCGAGCACCTCGCCAGTGAACCCTGACAGCCAGTCCGACAAAACCGCCGCCACACGAGAGACCAGCGGCAGCACGGTGAGCCGGTAAAAGGCCCGATTGGCCTCCTGGTAGTTGGCATAGGCCGCGTCCCCGGGCAGGCCCAGAAGCATGGGCGGCACCCCGAAGGCCAGCGCGATTTCCCGCGCAGCGGCCTCTTTGGTCTTTTGGAACTCCATGTCCGAAGGCGAAAACCCCATCGGTTTCCAATCGAGCCCCCCTTCCAGAACCATCGGCCGCCCTGCGTTCCGCGCCCCTTGGAAATTGCTTTCGATTTCGTCACTTAGACGGCGAAATTGATCATCATTCATCATGCCCTGACCATCGCTGCCTGACCACACCAGCGCTCCAGAGGGCCGCGCGGCATTGTCCAAAAGCGCCTTGGACCAGCGCGAGGCAGCATTATGGACATCCACAGCCGTGGCGGCTGCCTGGATAGGAGCGAGCCCATAGTGATCGTCCTGCGGATGGAAGCTGCGGATATGACAGATGGCGCGTCGCGGACCTGATGCGGTGAAACGATGTTTCCGCCCCGATACCGCATAATCATAGGCCACCGGCCAGCCGTCGGCACCGGGCACCACGCTCATCCGGTCGGGGCGCAGCACATGCAGCTCGGTCGGGAGCCCCTCCTCTGCCGCAACCGCCTCGACGTAGGCATTACCCGACAGCAACAGATGGCCGACCAGGGCCTCCATCAGGTCCGAGCGCGACTGCGCAGAATTCGGGCGGGAGAGCAGCGACAGTAGCGGGTGTCGGTCGTACCTTTGCTCGGCATCTTGCAGGATCAACGGAAGCGCCGCTGCCGCCTCAGCGATCAGTTTTACGGCCCGAAAGCCAACGGGGTTGCCGGCAAAACCGTTGCGCGTCAGAGAAACGGTATCACGCGCGCTCCAGGTCGTGCCACCCAGACCATGCCAGTTCACGAGTCGCGCAGCGGCACTTGCCTTGCGCTCATCCGGGTGCTGAGCCGATTGCTCCATCGGCCGCGTTCTGCGCCGCAGGCGGTCAAAGACCATGCTGCACTCCTCATTCCTGATCGACGCTGCTGCGCCCTTTGCTGAGAACCGTTGTGACAGCCTGAGGTGAAGATCGGCCCATTCACCCGCGCGGCGCAGAGGCAACACCCGCAGCGGAGTGTTCAGAGCATCCGCGCCCGTGGAATTCTCAGATCGGAGGCTGGCCGGATCATCAGTTCGTGCAGCGCCCAGACCAGTGCATCGAGCCGATCCGGAGAGCCCTGCCCCTGAAAGCCACGCGCGGTCATCTGGCACATCTGGTCCTCCAGCTCTCCGAGGCCAGGCAGGTGCGTGACGCGCCCCTGCTCATAAAGCGCCGCCACCGGCTCGGCCCGTGCGCCCTTGCCGCGAGAGGCATGCAAGGCGCGAAACGGCACCAGCGGGTCCACTTGGCGCAAGACGCTTTCCACCAGCGCACCGCCCTGGTTGACCTCGGCCACCAAACGGTCGGCGCCATATTCATCTCGCGCTGCAATTGCGGCACGCGCCCAGGCCAGGGGCTGCGCGCCCTGCACCGTGCAATCCGCCAGCACAAAGGCGCGCCAGTCTTGCGGGGGCCCATCGGTGATTGCGCCGACAACCACGATGCCGCAGGCATCCGAGGCTTTCCCCGCACTCACGGCAGGGTCCACGGCCACCACAACCCGGCTGAGCGGCGGATGAGCGTCCTTGCGCAGCTTTTCCAGCTGAGCGGCGGACCAGAGCGCGCCCTGCACATCCTCCAGAAGCTCCCCATCCAGCTCCTGCCGCCCAAGGCGAGATCCAGCGTAGCGCGCGCGCACGTCCGCGATGAAAGATGGCGCCAGATTGGCCCTGTTCGCTTCTGTAGCGGCATGTGTCTGAACCGTTGTTGGCAGCGCCAGAAGCCGACGTAACAAAGCGACATTGCGGGGCGTGGTCGTGACACAGACCTGAGGATGCTGCCCCAGGCGCAGGGCAAATTGCAGCATATCCCAGCAGTCCTGGCCCTTTTTCCACTTGGCCAGCTCATCAGCCCAGGCCGCATCGAACTGAGGTCCGCGCAGGGCTTCAGGATCACTGGCGGAAAAGGCCTGCGCCATCGCCCCATTGGTCCAGATCAGCTTGCGCTCGCTCGCCTTCCACATAGGTCGCCGATCAGGTGGCGCGCAGGCCAGCAAGCCGCTGTCGCCCTGAATCATCACATCCCGAACCTGATCGTAGGTTTCTCCAATGAGCGCCAGCCGCTCGGCCCGGCCCGGTGCAAGCGGTGTGGCGCCTTCGGCCTGCGCGCGCAGCCACTCGGCCCCGGCGCGCGTCTTGCCAGCCCCGCGCCCGCCAAGGATCACCCAAGTCCGCCAATCGCCCTGCGGCGGCAATTGATGAGGGAGTGCCCAAAGGTCGAACAGATAGGGCATTGCCCGCAGGGCATCATCACTCAGGCGGTTCAGCAGCCTCTGTTCCATCGCTGGCGGCGCGGAGGCGAGCCAGGCGGCGGCTGATTTCATCCCTTGCCGCATCGAGGTCAAGTCCGCTGTCTTGGGCTTCTGCGCCTTGCGTTTGTTCTGCAAGCGTCTTCTCCACCTTTTGGCAATCCCGGATCAGGCCGTCGAGCTTGGCGACCTGTCTCTGCTCCCCCTCATCCAAGGCATCCGGGCCAAGGTCCTCCAGCCGCTCTCGCAACTGTTCGGCCTTTTGGCGCAGCCTCAGGATCGAGGTCTGAAGCGAGCGCAGCAAGTCGCTCGTCGGGTGATTTTGATCCAC